GAGAGCCGCAGCAAGAGTACGCTTAAACATTCTTATGTTCTCCATTATTTGAAACAAATCCATTCAGCTTCTCTGCCAAAGCAATAACGTTTTCGCTCGTCACTGCGGGAACATCTGGGAAAGGAGGGAAAGTGCCGCCTTTAGCACGAACGCCTTCACACTTCATATTCCAATCATTCTCAAGACGAATGCGTTCATTCATGGATTGCTCCGTGAGAATGCTTTGTGCCATAGAGAGAAGTTCTAAACGGATTTCATAGGGGGTTTTTGACATGATATATTCCTTGTGTTGTGTGTTAAGGTGGGGAGGTTCTGTTTCCACGCCCTCCCCGAGCGCATGTTAGGCTGCTAGAGCCAAACGAGGTGCAATGTTGTCATTAGCACTTGTAGTTTTGCGCTGTATACGACAGTCGCCTCTCGGTTATCTCCAATTCACTATTCTACGCTTGTCGATCCTAGTTCGCCCCCATCAGAGATACACTGAGTTCATCCTTTAGCGTCACTAGGCGCCTAGTGTGGACACAACGAGTGGTCGCAGTGTATCTTTGGTGGAGGCGGCGGGAATCGCACCCGCGTCCAAAACGTTTTTCGATCCTCTTCATCGATAACTACAGTATATATGCACTAGGCATACGGACTGTCTTTTTGTGGCACCTGAATGAAACCTTCAGGCTTGCCATCATCTCCTACAATCGCAGCGGTCAAGTGACCACCATAGACACAAGCAGTATCTACGTTCGTGCGATCTTCTGTCTGTTCAATTTTGCCTAATCGTGGCGTGTGACCATGATAGAAATGCTTTTTGAGTTGTGCATGATGATATTCTTCATATCGCATCCATAGTAGCATTTGATCAGTTTGTTCGCTCATTGGAAATGCAGGATTAGCACCAGCATGAGCGACAATGATCGTATCGTCCTCATAATACTTTGGTAGAGAACGCATCCATTCTAGCACATCTTCAGGCATTTGTAAAGAGTTATAACTACGAAGTGTTTCGGCAGCATACATTAATTCGCCAGACATAATCATGTCCTCATGATTTCCCATGAGTGCTACGTGTCCTTCTTTCTGAAGCTTACTCACAAGCTGTACGACTTCTTTGGACTTTGATCCACGATCTACATAATCGCCGACAAAGATCAACTTGAAGTCTTTACCCTTACAATGAATCAAAATCTGAGCAATCAAGTCACACAGTTCATCATGGCAGCCGTGAATGTCACCAATCACATAACGTTTCATAATTTACTTCTTCTTTCGCGTCTTCTTTACAGGCAAATCGTTGTAAGGTGTCCAACGCTTGATGCTGCCGTCTTCTTCTACTTTAATATATCTCTGTTCTTCTAAAGTCTGTAAGGTGTTCATTGCACCAATAACAAATCCTTGGCGTCTGCTAATAAAAGCACATGCGCCAAAAGCGACACAGATTGTTACGATCATCCAAGGTTCTAGGTACATAGAATATTTTCCTGTTTATAGAGATGAATTTTTTCTAGTAGATTTTGAACATACTGATTCTTGTCGCGGATGAATACCTGAGGCTGTTCGCTATCATCACATGAGATTATGATGACAATTTGATTCATTGGTTTGCCAACAAGTTCCTCATACATGAGAGCATATGCTGTACCTTGCTCAAAGTAGTTTTCAATCCATGCTTCTTTCTTCTGTCTCAGCGAAGTCTTGAAGTCGATGATAGAAGGAACACCTGCAAACTCTGCAATGCAATCTGTTCTTCCTGCAACACCAAGCTTTTCGCTGTACAGAGGACTCTCAATATAGTGTATATTGTTGATCAAGTCAAGTGTTTCTTGAATGTCACGAAAAGATTGTTTCATATCTGGCATGATGCCATCGAGGAAGTGTTCCTCGTTTCGGAGATAACTCTCAAGCATGTTATGGAATTTTGTGCCGCGCGTGGATGCGCGATGCATCACTTTATTGGCCTCTTCATGTCCAACTTTATTGCGCCATTCGATGAGCGACTTCTTCTTAAAATGTCCAAGAACAGTTGTAACCGAGGGCAATTTTTTGCCGCTCGGTGTAACATAAAATCTTTCGCCTGTGCTTTCGTCTGTAGGCAATTGCTTTAATTCAGGCAATCCCTCAACGAATTTAAACTTCTTCATTCCTCACTACCATTACCACCATCGCCACCAGAAGAACTAGGCGATTTTCTGGCCAGAACTTTCTTCTTTGGACTTCCGAAATCATCATGTGCTGCATAGTCAACAGTCTTCATAGGCTTTTTGCCTACTGCTTCTAGAATTTGTTTTAGTGTTCTCATGTCTCGTTCCATTTCTTGAGTATCCAGGATGAACTATTCTTCTTGTTTTCGCCACCAACACCAAAGACAAACTCAACATCATCTATACCACAATTCATTTCTGGAATGTTCTCTTTAGTTCTGTCGCCTCCGTTCGCAAAGATAATCGTGTGATCTGGATTCTCTTCTCTGATTTTGCGAATAGCATCAATCGCTGAGTTGTCCGAATCATCAAACGCAAAACATTCATCTACACTCCTTAAATTTGATAGAATTATGTGACGTTCAATCCAGGGCATGAACGGTTTACCTTTTTTATGTGTAAGCCATTCGTCGCTGTTCAAACCAACAAACAGATAATCACCAAGTTTCTTCGCTGCATTGATATATTCAATGTGTCCTGAATGTATCGGATCAAATCCGCCAGTGATAAGAACTAGTTTTGGCATTTAGACCTCTCGTATTCTTTTTTCTTTGCTTCGTAATATGCCCAAGTTCCATACATACCAACTGGCTTGCGATCTTCTTTTGCAAGACATTCTTTGATGTATTTCATGCAGTCTTCACTGTAGTCACTCATACTTTACTCCGTAGTAAATCTTGCTGGGGCTTTTTTCTTTGAAGGTCTAAGTTCTGTCTGAAAGGGAGATTCTGGATTATTATACTTCAATCTTCCGCCAACTTTTTCCGATTTATCTTTTCCTGGAAATCCTGTTTCGTTAGTGCCTATTAGTCTAGCAGTTTTGCCGTTGTGATGCAAGACAGAATCTTGATTAAAATGCTGTCCTAGTCTACGACCAAATGCTACAAGTTCTGCACCAGACTCGCGACCAGCTTCCTTTGCGTGAATGACATGAGAGCTTTCTTTATTGCCCTCATATTGTCCTTCGGCTTTTCTTACACCAAATCCAGCTTTACGAGCCATAGAAACAAGTTCTTTGTTTCTTGCTGAGATTTGTTTCTTTGTTAGACCAGGTCTTTCGGTAGACACTGCTATAAAATGTCTGCCTTCTTTTTCCAGTTTGTTCATACGAGAAAGAGGATTACCTTCTTCAATCGTTCCATACTTTCGCATACGCTGAAGGTCGGTCATTCTATCTGTAGATGAGAAGCTTCCGCCGAATGGATCGTCATTGCCCAATCTCTTATCTCTAGCTTCACGCTCTTTTGGCGTTAACATTCTTGTGCTATCCATACCGCCCATCTCGGCGCGAGTATGAAACTTCTTCTCTTTTGGATCATAAAAGCCAGCTTCGCCCTCAGCAGGTTTGCCTGGCTCTGTCATGTGTCTTTCACGAATTTCAGCATGATCTTCGCCGCGACGACCTCTCAGTATTTTTCCTGATGGATGTCGAATAGCAGGCTGAACTCTTTCACGAAATGATACTTCTTCTGCTAGATATTCTAAAAACGTTTTCATTGTTTTCTTCCTAAAAGGGTACGCATTGTTGTGACATGTTCTCTGTCTTTTGCCTTCTCTACTTCAGGCAATTCATTATACGGAACATGTTGTGCAGCATTATAATCAGCTTTGGGATTACGTTTCATCCATTCATTATGTACATGCTCAGAGGCGGCTTCCGTATCATTTCTATGTTTACGAATTGCCATGAGAGCAGCTTTTCCTGCTGCTAGATTTTCTTTTTGCCAGTGCGGATGAAGTTCATCAAAAGGCACATTGATATTTTCTTCTTTTCCAGTAACTGGATTTTTTTTCGGTCTTTTTGCTCCTACACCTTCGCGCTTTTCAAATCCTTTACGCCAATCTTCATGCGCTTTAGAAGCAAATTGACGAACAACTTCCTGTCCTCTACCTTCTATCAAAAATTCTTCTCTGATAAATCTCTCTAAGTTTTCTTTCATAGTCCCATTGCGTCCTTTTGAATGATGTATGATTTGACGAGGCCAGAACGAACGATATCTTCTTTCTGAAACTCAACATGTTCAAAAGTATTTATTCTTTTTGTGATAGCCATCAACTGTGTGATGCCTTCTTTTTCGTGTGGCTTTGTCAAGTCTGTCTGCCTAAAGTCGCCGCAAACAATCAGACGGCTTTCATCGCCCATTCTTGTCATTACTGTATCTGCTTCTTGAAAGGACAAGTTTTGGCTTTCATCCAGAATAACAATGGCATTGTTGAATGTGATGCCGCGTAAGAATGATGTTGTCGTGAACTGTACAAGACCTTTCATCTTGAGAATATCATAACCATCACCACGACCAAATAGATTGTCACAAATTTCGCGGTACGGCTCTTCATACACAGCGGCTTTTTCTTTCATAGAGCCTGGAAGAAATCCCATGTCTCTGGAAGGAACAACTGAACGAACAATGATTATTTTATTATATACTGAAGTGCCTGTCAAGATTTCATTTAGAGCAAGATAAAGAGCGCAGAATGTTTTGCCTGTTCCAGCAAAACCGTGTAGCATAAGATGATATCCGTGTCTGTATGCGTTGAATGTTTTCTCCTGATTTGGTGTGAGAGGCTTGATGTGTCTCAACTCAAAGTGAGCAGCCTGCTTTTGCGCTTCTGGAATTGGTTTCTTGTTCTTAGGTTTCTTGGACATTTTAACTCCTTTAAAAGCAGAAGAGAGCGAATCACCTGCGTGACCGCTCTCTTCTAAAAATCGTAAATTCTTTTTTATGTTAAATCTCTCTCGGAATGTGCCATCGTTTCTCAATGGCCTTTTTGCTTGCTCCTGGTACAGCTTCTTTGATGCGTCCCAGAACATGCTTTTGAAAATCTGCTGGTGGCTTAGTGATGCCGATACCGACAGGATCAACGAGATTCATACGGAAGGTTTGATTGATCTTGGGATTTTCCTCAAGATACTTTTTGAGTTCTTCATACGACATTTGAAGTTCAAACTCTTCGCCTGTCTCTGCGTTTTCAAATGAATAATTTGGCATATCTGTATTTAGTATCTCCTATAATTGTGTAATCCACTCTGGTACATCACGCTTAGTCCACTTGTGCATACGAGCCTTAGCCACACGATAGTAGTTGCGATATGATGCGACACTATCATTCGGCACTTTGTATTCATCAGGCATTGCTGGCGTTACAGGCGTTAGATAATCTATTTTGATATTGTATGGTGCCCGCATGAGAGCATAGCTCATAATCTCGCATTTGTGATGCTTGCCATAACGATATGTATATTCGGCCAGCAAACCTAAGAAATGACAATAGAGCCAGTTGTAGTTGTTGTTATTTGCGCGACACCACACAGCAGATGGATGATTGATATGTGTGGCTGAATATAACACCGTCTCACGGTCGTCAGGCAAACGCCAACGCTTGACATTACGACCAGTCTTGGTCTTGTCGGTGTATTGTTCGCCATCTAGAATGCGATGAGCGGTAGACAAAAGCTGTGCAGTCTCAAGGATCATCTTGACTACATGCTTGTCCACCATCCACATTGCAGACTGGATCGGATCTTTATCAATTGCGAATATGTTCACTTCTCACCTCTAAGAGCAGCACGGACTTTGTTCGCTTTGGTATATGCGCCCCAATCATCTAAGTCTTTTGCTGCCTCGTCTAGAGCCGCCCGTAACCGATCAATCTCAGCCGCAGCATCATGCCGCCCGTCACGATAGCCTTGATCATAGGCGCGAATGTCAAAGTCTCTATCTGTCATTATCAGTCCTCAATAGCATCAAGCCGAAACAGTTCGCCTGGTTCTACATTCAAAGTCCTGTCCATATCTTTACGACCATCAGGCGTCCAGGACCGAACACGAATCTTTGTCACTCCAGGCGGAACTTTCCATGTAGCAGTGTTGCGACCATTCATATTGGCCGCATTACTTACTGTAGCAAAAAATGGCAGGGCTGTCAACCCTGCCAAGAGCCATCGCTTATTCATTACTTTTTCCTTTCAATCTTCACCTGCTTGAAGAGCAGTCCAAGACTCATAACAGCAAGCCAGTTCCAGAAACTATATTCAAGAATCTTGATGTCACCGAACAACTGATTCCAAGACCAGATTACTGCAAGAGGACCGAAGATGATGATTATTGCGGCTAGACCAAGCAAGCCAACAGCAGCCATAATCTTTTCATTAGAGTTCATTCGTATCTCCTCACTTCAGGAAGTTAGCAACGTCAATGCCGTCCATGCTGTCCCAATCGGGATCAACAGAGTAGGTACCACCAGCATACTCACCAGCATTCTTCATGCCGATTTCAGCCAGCAGACGGTCAGCCTCGGCGTCAGCACGATCCTTGAGAACCTGCCGAGCAGCCTTCTGAACAGGCGCCGAAGAGGTCTGCTTGGACTGGCGCACCTTGACAGGCTTAGATGCCTTCGGCTTTGCC